ATACCCTACCGATGAAGTATCATTCGCTGGCGTTACGACCAACCAGCTCTATAACTTTCAAAACCGATACCTCACTATCCATCAGCCGGTCTATATCGCCGGTTATCAGGCATTTTTTTCTCAGTCGAGAGAGCAATTTTTCGGTATTTATCCCCTTACTAACAGCATCCTGTCTATTGGCACTACTGGTGATGGCGTTACTACGAGCTACGCGGGAGTAATCACCAATAACACAGGCCCTAACTTCGTAAATCCCTCGCTGGCTAACCAGACGACGACCCTCCTCCAGAATAACGTTCTCTTCAGCTCTATCGACCTTAATAACGCAGGGCTCGCATTAGTGGACGTTCCGGTAGTGAGCGCCACGACGGGCAATCCTACCACCGTAGGCAACCTCTACGTTCCTGGTTTACAACCCACCACCCCTCCCACCGTCGTAGACCCTACGAATAATGTGAACTACGTCACCGGTGCCTTTACTATAACGTTCCCGACCGCACCCGGTGTAGGACAGCCTATTAACAGCCAGACAGTTCCGCAGATCGTGGCATTACCACAGGCGCTTCTGTACTACGATAATACGTTCTTCCTCCGTCCCGTCCCCGATCAGCCCTATCAGATTAACTTCGAGTGCTATGTGGCCCCTACATTCCTTATGGAGACCACGCAGTCTCCTAAATTAGAAGAGTGGTGGCAGTACATTGCCTATGGCGCTGCGAAAAAGATCTTCGAGGATCGTATGGACATGGAGAGCGTGCAGGCCATAATGCCTGAATTTAAAACTCAAGAGCGGCTCTGCCTTCGCAGGACGGTCGTGCAGTATACCAATGAGCGAACGGCAACTATTTATACCGAACAGACTGGTTTCGGTCCTGGCACAGGTGGCTGGGGCTGGGGCGGTGGACCATTCTAAGAAAGGATAACGATGCCAGTCCCATCAGATTATAATCCAAATATCCCTCAGCCTACGGATCTACTATCCGTATCTCAGGGGAACTTGCTCAACAACTTCGGCGCTATCCAGGCTCTGATCGATGTGAACCACGTCGACTTCGCTGCAGCTGGCGCAGGAAAGCACTTCTTCATCGAGATGCCTGTTCAGGCGCCCGCACCTGCTACATCAGGAGGAGAAGTTGGGCTCTATTCCCAGACTTCAGCTATAACCGCTCAGCCGGAGCTTGTATTCGCCCGGCAGGCGGGATCTACCGCCCCTGCACAAGTACAGATCACCGAGTTTACCTCTGCTCGCTGGCAGAACCCAGGATGGGCAATGCTGCCTTCTGGGATCTTGCTCAAATGGCACTCTAATATACCCTTCGGTGGCTCACAGACCGTAGTGATCGATCTCAATACAGACGTTCCTACATCGCCTAACTACACGAACGTTCTCACGGTACTCGTCTGCGGCGTAGATACTGCCGGCACCTATGACCATGTGATCGCCGTTAAATCCAATAGCGGAGGAGGAGCTGTTATCCTTACCGTCTATGCGGGCACTGTGCCACCAGGAACTGTCTCTTTCAGATATCTTGCTATAGGGTACTAATATGGCGTACGATCGTTTCCTTATCGCGCCTCTGAGCTCAGGGCTGCAGACTAACATGAGGCCATGGCTTATCTCTGATGACGCCTTTGCCCAATTGAATAATGCATACCTCTTCAGGGGACGCGTGCGTAAACGATTCGGGTCACGATTTATGGGAAGCGGGTGGCCTTCCGCCGCCGTAGAGCCTCTCTTTTCTCGCTTCAGAATCGCCCTTGAGGGCGGCGCTGCAGTGGGAATCACAGACGGAGCAGGCAATGCGGCAGGAACTGTGCCTGGTGCTATCTTCAAGGTAGGCCAGATGTTCTCCATAGGCACCGTGATGTATACGGTCAACGTAACGGGGACGCCAGCTACCATGCTCGCGACCACGGTGACGCCAACGGCTACGTATGATACATCCAACGGAAATTATGTCTTTGCAGGCGCGCCCGCTACTACCCAAATCTATTTCTACCCCGGCGAACCAGTAATGGGCCTCACTAATTACCAGGTTGGAGCAATAAATGATCAGCCCTCTTACGGATTTGATACCCAATTCGCCTACGTATTCACGGGTGGCTCATGGCAGCGATCGGGCGCTGGCGTAACTCCCATATGGCATGGGGATAATACTAACTTCTTCTGGACTACTAACTGGTGGGGAACCACCATCGCGATAGACACCCTATATGTATCCAATTTTAATGCCACAATAGGCACTCCGGGTGCTGGCGACGACCCCATGTGGACCTTTGACGGAACTACATGGGCCACCTTTACTCCCACCTTCTTGGTCGCTGGCGACAATGTCCAGACCGCGCGAATAGTGATTCCCTTTAAGAGAAGGTTGTTACTCCTTAACACAATCGAGCAGGACGCGGCCGGAACTACAAATACTGCCTATCCCGCTCGCTGCCGCTATTCTTGGGTAGGAACCCCCTTAGACGCGAACGCATTTCTCGAAGAAAATCAGGTTGGAGCCGGCGGCGCTGGATTTATAGACGCCACCACCGAAGAGGCCATAGTGAGCGCCGAGTTCATTAAAGATCGACTCATCGTCTACTTTGAGAGAAGCACATGGGAGCTAGCGTATACTTTTAATGAAAATGAGCCATTCGTCTGGCAAAAAATTAATACGGAATTAGGTTCCGAATCTACCTTTTCTACTGTCCCATTTGATAAAGTTATTCTGACGATCGGGAACACAGGTGTCCATGCCTGTAACGGTGCGAACGTTGAACGTATCGATACCGATATCCCTGATCAGGTGTTCCAGATCGTCGATAAGAAAGAAGGTGTTTCACGCGTCGCAGGGATACGCGACTACTATGTGGAGATGGTCTATTGGACCTTCCCCGCAACATACCAGAATCCCTCGGAGGTCTACCCTACTAAAGTACTCGTTTATAATTATCGCACTGGCACTTGGGCGTTTAATGATGATTGCATTACAGCTTTCGGCTATTTTGAACAACAGGACGGAGTCACCTGGGCATCCACTACGGAAACGTGGGAGGAGGCCGACTTCACCTGGACCAGTGGAACAACCGCTGCCCAGTTCAGGCAGGTCATAGCTGGAAACCAGGAGGGGTTCGTCTTTATCGTGGACGCAGATCTGGGTAGAAATGCCCGGGCTATGCAGCTCACCGATATGGCGAACGTTGTCCCTTCTGGAATCGATCTCACCATCATTGACCACACCCTCAATATCGATGACTATGTCATGATAGAGGGCGCCCAGGGTGTCACGGGCGTAAACGGTATTATCTGGAATGTAGCTCGCATCATAGACACCGATACCGTTCGTGTTTTTTCCCAAACCGTCCCGTCCCATTTCACCGGCACCTACACAGGCGGTGGTTATATTACTCGCGTCTCCAATATCACGATACAGAGTAAGCAGTGGAACCCCTACGATAAGAAGGGCCAGAACGTCTACTTAGCCAAGATAGATTTCGGCGTTCAGAAGACGCCAACGGGCGAGATCACGGTAGATTACTATCCCTCCTCTTCTTATGTCCCCATGCTCTATGCAGGGAGACAGACAGGTACGCTCATGGGCACTGGAATACTAGAGACATTCCCCTACGATCCAGTCTTCTATCCCCTTGAGGCTTACCAGGATAAGCTCTGGCATTCTATTTACTTCCAGACAGAGGGTGATTGCATTCAGCTTCAGTTCTTCTTTAGCGACGCGCAGATCTCCAATCCAGAGATCGCCTTCGCCGACTTCGAGCTTGAAGGATTAGTACTCCATACCATGGCCGTAAGCACGAGGTTACAATAATGCCTAGACTCGGATCTTCTGGATCACTAGTACCTACGACGAATATATGGGATGTAGCCCAGTTCTATACGGTCGACATAAAGAGCCCAGAATTCCGGGAGCTTCTCGTTCGGCTCGCCCAGAATATCAATAATATCGTCCTTACGCTCAACGTTAAGGACGCTGGTTACTATAATATTTTTGAATTCGTGAATGGGCAGCTATATTTCCCCAACCCAGCATTAGATTCTTCTACCAATGCTAACCCTATATTCCGTCCCGTTCTTCGCCTGGTGGTCAATTTTGGGGCCCTTCCCAATACTGCCACGAAGTCAGTCGCGCACAATATCGCCATAACCCCTAGCTACACATTCACGCGAATCTATGCGACCGCCTCAGATACCGTTAACAAAGTATATATCCCCATACCGTATGCATCGCCTGTTTTAGCGAACAATATCGAGCTTAATGTGGATGCCACGAACGTTAATATTACTACGGGATCAGATAGGACTAACTTCGACGAATGCTATGTCGTCTTGGAATATATACGAACGTAGATTGTAAAACTGATGTTACGCGATTAGGATATGGGCTGAAATGAAGTTTTTAGGAAAGGAAGAAGATGCCATTTCCATTAATACCACTAGCGCTCGGAGCAGCGGGTGGGGCATTAGCAGGTTATTTAGGTGGTCGGGGTACTTCGAGTCAGCCGGAGAATCAAGCTCCTGGTGCCAAGACATATGGCGGCGGCGGGAACTTTCTCACGGGCTACGATCCGAAGGCACTTCTCTTCCCTCGCTTTGGGCAGGAGCAGCAAGGTTTACAGAATCAGTCTATTATGCAGGCTCTCTCCTTATTACAGGGAGGGAAAGCCCCTGGATCATTCGACTTCGCACCCATAGCCCAGCAGGCTCGGACCCAGTTTATGAGCCAGACAGTGCCTTCACTGGCGGAGCGGTTTGTGGCAATGGGTTCAGGACCAGAATCGAGCCGCTTCCAATCTACCCTCGCCCGCGCTGGCGCAGGATTAGAAGAAGGACTCGCTGGACTCCAGTCAAAATTTGGGCTCGCCCAACAGGGACAGAATACCCAGCTATTGCAGCTTCTTTTAAGCCTGGGCATGCAGCCTCAGTATGAATCTGCGTATTCACCATCACAGCCTGGACTCGCCCAGTCGGTCGCTCCCGCCTTAGGGCAGCTCGGTGGATTAGCCGGCTTATCGTACCTCGGCTTACTCTAAGGAGAGACGATGCCTCAAATAATAAATGAAAATCAAAATTTCGGGTCACTGCTCGGTACTGGGCTAGCATCTGGTCTCAACGTGTTAGCCCAGAATAAATTGAACCAGTTCGCAGGACGCCAGCAGCGTAATATGACCGCTCAGGGCTTAGCCTCTTTAGGGATCCCAGAGCAGAATGCGATGCAGATAGCAGGACTTCCTGAAAAACTACAGGAGCTCGTGGTAAAGAACTATCTCGCAGCCGCTGAAAGCCAGGGCCTTAACGAAGCGTTAGCAGCTCTATCGGGCGAGCCTCAGCAGCAACAGCTACCTGGTGCTCAGAATTTCTATCAGCAGGCAGCGCCGCAGCAGAATCCACAGCTTTCAGCCCTACAGAATCTTATCTCTTCTGGCCAGGGCGTTACTCCTGAAGCATTTGGTCAGCAGTTATCACAGGGCGCATCGCAGGCTCCTCAGGCTCAGGCTCCTAAGGGTGGCGTGATTCCTACGTACAACGATCCTCAGCAGAGAGCAGAAAGACAGAAAAGCTTCGCCGATATACTAAAGACTGCTCGAATTTCACCGGAGCATAAGTTGAAACTAGCAGCGATGCAGCAGTCTCAGAAGCTCGAGAAAGAGAAGCTAAGCGCCAAGGAGCAGCAGATTGTTAATCAGGAAACAAAGCCCCTGTATGACGAAATTACTAAGGGAGCTCGGGCCGCTCAGAATAACAATAAGAGGCTCGACCGCATGGAAGAGTTGGCGAAGCGTGGGAACTTAACCTATCCCCTTTTTGCCAGCGCGCTAGAAACTCTCTCCAATGGAATATTCGGATTCGGCATCGATCTTACTGCGCTTCTCCATCAGGATTCCCAGGAATTCAGGAAGCTCAGTAACGATTTCCTTAAGGATGCGAAGGACACCTTCGGCTCTCGCCTCACCAATTACGATGTTAAAACCTTCCTCTCCACCGTCCCCACCCTTTCCCAGAGTCACTTGGGTAAGCTGCGCGTTATCAATAACCTGCGCTCATTTAATGAAGCGGCGCTACTTCGCAAGAAAGCTATGGATAAGATTATTCAAGATAATGGCGGCAGGCGTCCGGCCAATCTGGATGTACTGGTCGAAGAAAGAATCTCTCCCCAGCTTGATGTGCTAGCCGAGAAGTTTAAATCTGGTGAAAAGATCTGATTATATTC